TATCGTCCGCGAGCGCGTCACGCAGGATACGCTTGAGATGCCCGATCTCATCGAGCAACTCTTCGCGCGCCGCCGCCTGCGCCGCGAGCGCATCCTCCGCGTCGATCTGGGCCGCCAGCGCCGCCGCTAGGGCGATATCGCCCGCTTGATATGCTGCGCGTTCCTGCTCTTCAATGGTCAGCATGATTATCTCCCATCGGTCCATTGTTCGCGCCGGATAACCGTCGCGCCGGGGTGCGTTCGGCGCAAGATGCGCTCGCACCCCGCGAGCGTGAGCGATTGCCCACGCGCGCCGCTCACCCAGGCGGAATTCTCAAAATTGGCGCGATGCGCTGCGCTGTATTGTGTATAGGTAACGCTGTATGTCAATATCATGATGCTATCCTCTCAAAAAAGGTATTTTTGTTAAACTCCGCGACACTGCACGCTTCGCCGACATCGCAATAATCCATCGCAATATGCCGCGCATCCGCGAACGACGCTGCAGCTACGCACAAATATCTATCAGGACAATTTTCTGCGCTCACGATTAAATAGTAATGTTTTGGCATGAGGTTATCCTCTCAATATAAGATACGTGAAAATTATAATCGCGCCAATGGCGCATATGTAGCTACCGATTTCAGCGAGTGCCATGTCAGTACGGCGCCGGGATTGCGGGCGCTGGCGGGCGTGGTACTGGCGCGCCGCGAATGGTGAATGTCATGCGCGCCCTTTCGCAAGCTCGCGAGTCTGTGCGAGGTCCGCCAATTGAAAGGTTTGCAGCGCTTGTTGCAACAGCGCAACCGCAATTGCGTACTGATGCGACGATTCCGGGCATAGGTCGTCCGCGCAATCAGCGAAACAAGCCTGCGCGTGTGCATCACGCACTAGTTTAATAATATCTTCCACTGTATTTCCCCCTAGGTTATTGACGCAATGCGCGCCCCTATGCCGTTGCCGGCATAGGGTCGAACACTATGCCGTTGCGAAGTACTTTGCCATCTTGCCGTGGACAATGATAGCTGCGCTTGCCTTTCCCGGCCGGTCCGCGCCATCGCAAGCCTTACACGTGATGCATAGCTTGCGTTGCCCGCCTTCCGGGCTAGCCGGGCAGGCGAATTCATTCGCCTGCAATGGCTCTACTTCAGTGCGTACCCTGAATGTGCGCCAGCCCATCGCGCGCGCGATATCTTGTTCGGCCACGCTGTCCACGCTCGCCATCACGTACGGCCGCAGGGCCTGCGCCCATACGCGGCGCCATGCGTGCGTGTACCCGGTGCGACCGGCTGCGGCCGCTAGCAGGGCGCGCCATTTTGCGACCGGGACCATTGCAGGATCCCCATAGGCGCCCAACCGGACAATGCGCTGCGCTATCAGAATGGCTATAGTGCCGGGATCATCGCTCAGGTCGATGTACTGCCCGCGATGGTAAGCTTTCCACACGCCTTGCGGCGCTTTGCCGACGTCGACGTAACAGGTACGCTTACGCTTTGCGCTTCCCCGGTGCGCGCAATTCCCGCATATGCTCGCATCGGCGCCGGTAGCGATGGCATCAAGGGGGCTAACGTCGGTCCGCAGGATCCATGTTTGGACCATGTCACCGGTCTTAGAATTGGCGCTTTTCAAGGTGGCAATTGCCACAATAGGCGCGCCATCGATTGGACTAGGTCCGCGAAAAAAGATGAATCCGGGCATTATTGCGCCTCCAATATGACGCGGGCGGCGGCGGCGTCTCGCGCTTCGTGTTCGCGGCAAATCGCGACAGTAGCGCCGCTCGGGTATTCCGCGACCCAAGCGCCGGGAACGGTGCAATCCAAGCGCGGGTTGAAAAACTCGGGCACTAGATAGATTTCGATCATTTTACTTCCCTTCACTGTAATTTCATGCGCGCGGTAGCGCGCATGGATGAAACAAAGCGAGTGTAAAAGATTCTTTTACATATTGCAAGATATTTACATATTATTTCACTACGCGGCGGCGCGGCGGGCGGGGCGTATGTGCCTGATAAGCTATATTTCATTAGTTTATATTTAGGATTTTGAAAAACAATAGTACGTATAGGTAACAGGGCACGAGCGCCACGGCGGCGCGGAGAGTGCCGACATTTACCGGGGTCAAAAAGGGTAAATAGTGGCAATAACCCCGCCAGCCAGCCAGCCAGCCAGCCAGCCAGCCAGCCAGCCAGCCAGCCGATGCCTGGCCAGCCAGCCAGCCAGCCATAGGTCACATTGGCCATATTTCACCTAATCCAGAGTCTACCGGCCGTGCTGGCCGTGCTGGCCGGTGGCCACCTGGCCACCTGGCCGATGGCCGTGCTGGCCGATGGCCGTGCTGGCCGGTGGCCGTGCTGGCCGGTGGCCACCTGGCCGATGGCCGTGCTGGCCACCTGGCCGGTGGCCACCTGGCCGGTGGCCACCTGGCCGGTGGCCGTGCTGGCCGGGTGGCCGTGCTGGCCGGGTGGCCGGGTGGCCGGGTGGCCGGGTGGCCGTGCTGGCCGTGCTGGCCGTGCTGGCCGTGCTGGCCGTGCTGGCCGGCCGTCGAGAATTGTTGCAGCGCAGCATAGGGGGAGGGAGGGCCGAGCGCCGGTCGTGCAGGTCAGGGCAGCGTTCGTGAACAATTTTTTTTATAAAATTTTTTTATCCCCCCATAGGCCAAATAGGCACTATAGACACCACGTTTAAGTCCGTGGTATAACGCAGCCATGTTCCAGTCCCTACCACTGGCTATCCGACCTAGAGTTCAGGCAACAGAGGCGCGTCTGGATGCCATATATAAAGCAGCATCTATGGGGTTGAAAGGAGATTCACTGGCACTGGCGTCGGGGATGCTGCCTTTGGAGTACCGGCAATTGTGCCAATTTGACCCATTGGCCGAGCTGGCGGCGCAGAAGGGCAAGGCCGACAACGAACTGCGCGCAGCGCAGAAGTTGAACGAGGCGTCTGAGCAGGGCGACGCCAAGGCGAGCCTGGCGATACTTCAACACGTTCACGGCTGGACGGCCCGGCAGGAGATCAGTGTGGACGTGTACCAGAAGATCAGCGTCATCACGGCGCTTGAACAAGCCCGCGCCAGAGTGATTGAGGGGACGGTGGTGGGCTGATGGCTGATAACAAGCTGGCGCCTAAGTCATTAAACGCGTTTACGGACGTAATAAATCGGGGCACAATAGCCGGCACTTTGGGCGCGCCGGTAGACGCAACAGCCATGCTTATGCGTCCTTTTGGTTATTCAGTTGATACGCCCGTTGGTGGGTCGGAATGGCTAGGGCAAAAAATGGAAGACTTAGGTGTAGTTTCACCTACGCGCCGACCATTAGCCGAATTAGCCGCCGGGTTTGCTTTACCCGCTGGCGCTGCGGCAAAAACTATGCTGCGCGCTGCCAAAGACGCGTTAACCGCGCGAACCACTGCTCAAGCCGCAACCTCCGCAGAAGAAAATTTAATTGGCCTTTCAAAAGCCCGCGAAAACAACACTTTTGTTTACAACCCTCAAGATATGTCGCAAGGTTATGGACGCCGCGTGGGGTATCCACAGCCCGCAGGAACTTCGTCAACTAAGTTGTTTAGTAATTTTGCGGACCAAAAAACTACGCCGCAAGCCGCAAGTAATTTTAGAGAGCAAATGCTAGACCGCGCACTTAAAAGCCCTAAACAGTTCACTAACGATAAAGTAAGCACTAGTGTTTTACCGTTTAAGTCGGATATGTCCGTTGTAATAGAGGCGGCGGACAAGGGTAATACGCGGTTGCAGGTTATGAAAGATAACGTGCCTGTTGCTAGTGCTAGGCTACAAAAAGGACTTTTAGATTCAATTGCGGTACAAGAATCCGCAAAAGGGCAAGGTATAGGGAGTGATCTGCTTCAATTTATTCACGAAACTAAGATAGGCAACGTGCTGGAAGTTCCCGATAGAAGCCCCGGTTTTATAAGAATACAACGCGAATTAGTTAAAAAATTAGAGTCTGCTAACTAATGCAACTCCCCATCTACCAGTCTGAAGAAGAACAGCGGCTGATGGTGGAGTTGTGGTCACCCGCAATTGCGGATGACCCCGAGGCGTTTGTCCTCTTCGCATTCCCTTGGGGCCAGAAGAACACCCCCTTGGCAAACTTCAAAGGCCCGCGCAAATGGCAGCGCGAGGTGTTGCGCGACATCAAGCAACATATAAAAGAGAACCGCGTGGACATGTCCACGCTACGAGAGGCGGTCAGCAGCGGTCGGGGCATCGGTAAGTCCGCGCTGGTGAGTTGGCTCGTCTTGTGGATGCTGACCACCCGCATCGGCGGGAGCGTTGTCATCAGCGCGAACTCGGAGAACCAGTTGCGCTCGGTGACATGGGCCGAGTTGACCAAGTGGTCGGCGATGGTCATCAACAACCACTGGTGGGAGATCAGCGCAACCAAGCTGGTGCCGGCGCAGTGGCTACGCGAGTTGGTCGAGCGGGATCTGAAGAAAGGCACCCGCTACTGGGCTGCCGAGGGCAAGCTGTGGTCGGCGGAGAACCCCGACAGCTACGCGGGCGTTCACAACCAGGACGGCATGATGCTGATCTTTGATGAGTCGAGCGGCATTCCCAACCCGATCTGGGAGGTGGGCGCTGGGTTCTTCACCGAGAACACACCGAATAGATACTGGTTTGCTTTCAGCAACCCCCGGCGCAATGAGGGGTACTTCTTTGAGTGCTTCCACGCCAAGAGAGCGTTCTGGAACACCCGCACCGTGGACGCAAGAACGGTGGAGGACACCGACAAGGCGGTGTACGAGCAGATTATCGAGGAGTACGGCGAGGACAGTCCGCAAGCCAAGGTGGAGGTGTATGGTGAATTCCCAAGCGCGGGTGAGGATCAGTTCATCTCGGCGGTGCTGGTGGACGATGCAGCAAAAAGACCAAGGTACAAAGACGCCACCGCACCTGTGGTTATGGGAATTGACCCAGCGCGAGGCGGTGCTGACTCGACGGTTATCGTGGTCCGTCAAGGGCGCGACTTGGTGGCGATAAAACGCTACTCGGGCGAGGACACCATGACCATTGTGGGGCGGGTGATCGACGCAATTGACGAATACAAGCCTACTTTGACGGTAATTGACGAGGGCGGACTCGGGTATGGCATACTTGACAGGCTAAACGAGCAGCGGTATAAGGTGCGTGGGGTAAACTTTGGCTGGAAGGCCAAGAATTCCATTATGTGGGGCAACAAACGTGCTGAAATATGGGGTGGA